AGATCAACCCACGATGCAAACGGCTGATCGAATGCCTAGAGCTCCAGGCATATAACGAGCGGCAGGAGCCTGACAAGGAATCTGGCCATGACCATATGAACGACGCGGCAGGCTATCTCGTTTGGCGTGAGCTGAACCCACTGCACCGCAGGGCTGGCCGTGGGACCGGCATTAGACTGTATTAACGAAACGTTGAACAATGGCCAAGCGCGGCGGCAGGTCTGGCAGGAAGTACGTCCGTGACTCAATTGGGCGGTTCGCTACGACTGGCGCCACTGCTCGCGGTGGCAGGCTGAAAACTAAAAGTGGGAAGAAACGGGCGACTCAAACGGTAAAAGCAAAGACCGGCGGTAAGCCTGCAGGTGCCATTAAGGGGAAAATCAAGCGGGATCCTGGCGCAGCGGGGAGGGCTGGGAAGGTAACGGCCAATAACGCACGGGCCACCGGCAAGCTGGCCAGGCCCGTCGCTAAGGGCAACATCAGGCGGACAAACGCAAGGCTTGGACCAAATAACAACATCAAGCCCGGTCCAAAATCACCGCGCACCAAGATGAATCGTGCGATCGATAATGTGATCAAAAAGGGCAAAGCCCTAAAGGGATCGGCTGACAAGTTGCGCGGCGTAAAGAAGCAGGCTGATGCACTGCGGGGCCGGATGCTGAAAGAAGACAAGGGCCGATTGAGCCGGGCACTATCAAAGCCATCAGTGACGGATAAGCGCAGCCGGGACTATGGCGGGAGGTTGACGAAAGGAGCACGGGGCCAGGATCCAGCGACTGGCGGGAAGAAGAGCAGGGCGAAGCGTGGCGACACGGCAGAGGCCAACATCCCGATGAAAGGCCGCAGAGGCAAGCAGCTTGATGCAAGCATTAGCAAGGCTGCCAAGCAAGTAAAAGCGGCTGAAACAGCACGGCTGATCAAGCCTAAAGCGCAGAGGAAATCTGAAAGAGCAGCAAAAGCAGAGGCGAAACGTCAGACCGCAGCAGCAAAGCCTAAGAGGGTCAGGTCTGCTGAATCCTTGCGGGTGAGCAGGGCCAAACGGATCACGAAGGAGCGATCGATCAGTCTTAATCCAGCAGGCAACACCCAAAAGGGAGCGGGACGGATGGCAGCAAATGCCAAAAGGACTCAGGAACGAGCGTTAGCCTTCTACAAAGGCAAGCCCAAACCAGCAGCACGCTCGAAGCCAGCAGCAGCGAAGACAGCAGGACGATCAAAGACTGATTTGCAGCGAATGCAGCAAGCAGACAGGATCATGGGCAAGCTTGCCAAGCGGCAAAAGGCTGTTGTTGATAAGGCGCCAAGCTTGAACGAAGGGTTGAAACAGATTCGTCGCAATAATGCACGGGCAGGGCGCGTCAATCAATCGTTGGCATCGAAAGGTTTGCTTGGCAAATACAACCGGCTTACTGCGCCTGCTGATCCAATTAGGATGACTCCAGCGGGAAAAGGAATACCAAAAACCCCGAGACGCGCCAAAAAAAAGCGTAACGGCCAATAGCGCACGGGCAGCAGCCAAACGCCGCAGGAGCTGACCTGCTACGATACTTCTTTTCATTGGTTGCTCGTTACAACCGTCATCCCCCAGACCTCACTCCCTGCAAGGAGTGGGGTTTTTTAGTGCGTATCGACCGCAGCTGCTGACCTGCTACGCTCAGCACGTTGCCTGAGTTAATGGGTTCTCAGGCTTCATTGGGAGTGGGTTCATAGCCTCAGCGATTCGGGCCGCTGGGGCTTTTTAATGCCATAAGCATCCGCTGCTTTCCTTGCATTCGCTCGCTGCAGCTGCTTACGGTGCGATTCCACCAAGTGATACGACGACACGTTGCAACAGCTGGTGATCCCTTCCTCTGTCAGGCACACCCTCACGCAATCGTCCGCCGTGGCGCTTACGTCTAGACCTTCCATGCCTGTTTTGATGCCTCTTGCTAAGTTAGGGCCGAACCCATCCCCAGCATCATGGAAGAATTTCTGAACGCTCTTGACGACCTGATCGCAGAAACTGAAGGGCTCAGCGTGGTTGAGCTTGTCGGCGCTTTGGAACTAGCCAAAAGCGACATCATCGCCGGGCTTACAGTCGCCGAACTGCTGACTGAAGACGGTGAAGAGGCAACAGCATGACCCGGCCCGTCGTAACCGCTGTAGGCCGATTGCTGCAGCCAAAACACGGTGAACCGCGAAAGCATCAGCTGATTCAAGTTGATGCGAATGGCCGTGCCAAAATTATCAAAGATCAGCCGGCTTAAACTGTTAGCAAAAGGCGGCAGCAGCATTGGGCTATCAATCCACGGCACGGAATAGAACTAAAACCTCAAAGGTCATAAATGTCTATGACCCGAATCAGGCATGGATCGATCAGGAACCACACTGGGAGCTGATCGAATGCCTGCTGACGGGCACCTATGGCATCAGGAAAGAGGGCCGAAAATACCTGCCTCAGGAACCGCGTGAGCAAGATGACGCCTATCAGAACAGATTGCTCCGCAGCACGCTGCAACCGTATTACGTCAGGCTTGAGCGTCTACTGGCCGGGATGCTCACCCGGAAGCCGGTAAAACTGAATGACATCTCAGACGGCATCAGAGAAGACCTGTTTGACATTGATCGCCAGGGCAATGATTTGAACACCTGGGTGTATGAAACAGCCCGTAAGGCGATCCGTTATGGGCATGTGGGCGTTTTGGTTGATGCGCCAACAGATGGCAACGGCAGACCGTATTGGTGCGCTTACACGCCAAGGGACATTTTGGGCTGGCGTACTGAAATGCAAGATGGTAAGCCTCGGCTTGTTCAGCTCAGGCTAAAAGAACAGGTAACCGAGCCTGATGGCGAATATGGAGAAAAAACAGTTAATCAAGTCAGAGTATTGACGCCAGGCGGTTATGAACTTTTCAGGCAAGATGAAAAGAAAGACTACACATTGTTTGAGGAAGGTAAAACAAGCTTAAACGAAATACCGTTCGCAGTTGCATACAGCAACCGCGTCAATTATCTACAGTCAAAGCCACCGATGGAAGACATCGGTGAATTAAACATCAAGGCATATCAAGTTCAATCAGATTTAGACAACATCCTGCACGTCGCCGCAGTGCCAATGCTGGCGATTTTTGGATTCCCGCAATCAGCAGAGGAGATAAGCGCCGGGCCAAATGAAGCGCTTGCGCTACCTGAGGGCGCATCAGCCCAATACATCGAGCCGGGTGGAGCCAGCTTCAGCGCATTGTTTCAGCGGCTGGATCAGATCGAAAAGCAGATCAATGAGCTAGGTCTGGCCAGTGTGCTGGGTCAAAAGCTTTCAGCCGAGACAGCCGAGTCGAAACGCATCGATCGCAGCCAAGGCGATTCCACGATGATGGTGATCGCTCAAAATATGCAGGACATGATTGACAACTGCCTGCGGTTTCATGCTGCCTACCTAAACGACGCATCACCCGGCAGCGCATTGATCAACCGCGACTTCATGGGCGCTCGTATGGACCCTGGCGAAATCAAAGCGTTACTTGAGCTCTACTTAGCAGGCACCATCACGCAATCGACGATGCTGACCCAGCTAGAGGCCGGTGAAGTGCTCGGTGATTCGTTCGACCTTGAAGAAGAGCTGGAGGCAACGGCTGCCGGTGGCTTACAGGAATGAGCACCCCGTCGGAGTTCTATCGTCATGCCGTCGATCTGAACAGGTTCAGCAATGCTGAGGCCAAACAGATCGCGATTGCTTACAACCGATTGATTTTGCAGGCTGTCGCGGAGCTGCAGATCCTGGTCGAAGATGAGCGAGCCTTTGACCGTCAGACACGTCTTAGGGAGATCGTCAGGCAGCTACGGGAAAGCCTCGACAACTGGGCTGGCGAAAGCTCCGCACTGCTGGCAGGTGAGCTGCAGGGCCTGGCCGTATTCGAGGAGCAGTTCATCAGGGCGCAGCTGCTGGAGATGGTGCCAGAGCGGCTGGCTGATCAAGTCAGAGCGCTGCAGATCGATCCTGCTTTTGCCCGTGCGGTTGTGATGACAGATCCAATTGAGATTGGCTTGAATGTTTTGTCTGATGACCTGCTGGAAGCCGTAGGACCATCACCGGCAACGTTCAGGCTGACAGCAACGCAGGGCGCTCAAATCACCTTGCCGAACGGCTCGACCGTATCGAAAGCATTCAGGGGGATCGCTGAATCTCAAGCTGAGCTGTTCACCAAAACTGTGCAGTCTGGGTTCTTAGCAGGTGATTCAGGGCCACAAATGGCGAAACGTCTAAAGGGTCGTTTGCAATTCGCTGATTTTGGGCCGTTATCAGTCCGGCAACTAGCGCAGGCAGGCGGGCAGCTCACAGCCGTGGCCAACCATCAGGTGAACACGCTGGTGAGGACAAGCGTCAATCAGGTGGCAAATGCAACCAGCCAGGCCACTTACAAGGCGAACGCTGAGATTACCGAGAAATACAAATATGTCGCCACGCTGGATTCACGAACCTCGGCACGCTGCAGGGCGTTAGATCAGCAGGTGTTTGAGTACGGCAAGGGGCCAACACCCCCGCAACATTTCAACTGCAGATCAACGACCGTCCCAGAGATCGATTATGCAGCGCTAGGGATGCCTGAACCGCCACCTAGCGCGATACGCAGACCGGGCATCATTTCAGGGCCGATGAGCAAAGCAGCCAAGACGCGGACGGTTCCAGCGAATCAGTCTTATGGGGAATGGTTACAGGAACAAGGCGACAACGTAAAACGCGATGTTTTGGGGCCTAGCAGGATCCCTTATTGGAACAAGCTGGTGAAGAAATACGGGCCAGAGGATGCGATCCGTAAGTTTGTCGCGAATGATGGTTCAGAGCTGACATTGAAGCAGCTCAAGGCAAGGTACGGGCAACCCTAGAATCAAAGCAACAGTAGCCATCCAAATGAAGTATTCAGCAGGCATGAAGAAGGGCATGAAGAAGGGGATGAAGAAAGGAACCAAAAAAGGCATGAAGAAAGGAATGAAGAAGTGAGAAAAGGGCGGCGGGTCAGCTGGGTTTATCAAGGCAAGCGCACGTTTGGCACTGTTACCGCAATGGGCGGGGCCAGGGCAGCGATCAAAGGCCCGAGAGGTGGCAACATCGTTAG